TGCGAAGTCAACAATCTTCAGGCTGGGTATTTAGACCTAAAAACCCAAAATCAATCCCGTTTGCGCATCACCTCGGCAGGACTCGTTGGCATAGGGACTTCGAGCGTTAATGCAAAGTTAGAAATCTCTGGTAATTCCGGTGGTCGCGGCCTTCGTCTTTCGGAGCCCTCTGGCGAGGAACTAGACATTAGTGCAGGCGCGGCTGCAAACGACCCAGCACGAATTGCAACAAGCAGTGGATCTGGAATTGTTTTTGCAGTTAACGGCACTGCTGGCGAAAATGTTCGCATTGACAGCTCAGGGCGTCTAGGCATAGGGACTAGTTCGCCTTCAGCGGCTTTATCAGTTTCCGCTGGTTCTACAGCTTTGATGTCAACTTTTGACAGCAATAATGCAAATGGTGGCTATATCACATTAAATACTTCTGGAACCACTTATGGTGATATTGGAACTGCATTTCAAACTGTTAGCGGCAGTTCTTCAGATTTTGCTATAAACGCTAGGGGATCTCGTGGCCTTGCGTTAGGCACAAACAACACGCCTCGTTTGTATATCAACTCATCAGGCAACGTAGGGATTGGCACTACGAGCCCTGCTTACAACCTAGATGTGAATGGTCAAATCCGCCTGAACAATGATCTGCTGATTGCAGATGCAACCGCAACTCGTGGTCGTATTTATGGCGATTCCAATGGTTTAGTCGCTAGAGCCGAAAGTGGCTTGCCTATAAGATTTTTACATGTAGGCACAGAACTTGCTCGCATCACCTCGGCAGGACTCGTTGGTATAGGGACTAGTTCGCCTAGTTCAAGATTCAATATCTCTTCTGTAAATAACGACCTTACCACTGGTTTCCTTCAAGATGGCGCAACCACTGGCTATAGCGCCATTCAAATCAAAAACACCAGCGGCAATACGCTAATTGGAGTTAATGGCAGCACAGTGGGAACAGTTGCAACCAACGCTGCCGCATATTCGACTGTTGTTGGTACATTAAATAGTACAAATTTACATTTGATTACTAATGATATTGTTCGCGCAACTGTTAATACGTCAGGCAACGTAGGGATTGGCGTTACGAGCCCTGGCTCGATATTAGACATTAATGGACCCATTACGTTAAGAAGCAGCGGAACCGTTCGTGGTTATCTGGGCGATGTGGATGGCGATACTCACATCCAAATTCGCTCTGAATCTGGTCAGATTAGCTTTAAGAAAGGCAATAACGAAATAGCCCGCTTTGATACCAGCTCAAGATTCTTATTGGGCACGTCTAGTGCGCGTGACAACTTCTACAACACGACAGGAGAATATCCTGCAGTGCAGATTGAAGGCACGGACTACAACAAAGCTTCTTTAGCTATAACCCTAGACGTTAATACAGTCACTGCTCCACGGTTAGTTTTTGGCAAAACACGAGGAGGATCCATCGGGTCTAACACGATTGTCCAAAGTGGTGATCAAGTTGGCGTATTGAGTTTTCAAGGCAGCGATGGCACCAACCTTGTCGATGCTGCTCGCATCCAGTGTGAAGTAGACGGTACCCCTGGCGCTGATGACATGCCGGGGCGCCTAGTGTTTTCGACTACGGCGGATGGGGCGTCTTCTCCGACGGAGCGATTGCGAATAGCCAGCGACGGTCAACTCTCCGCTGTTGTTCCTGGTAACTCAACCCTTTACCCCGGCTTTATGGCTAGGGCGTGGGTGAATTTCAACGGCACTAGCACGGTTTCTATCCGCGCTAGCGGCAATGTGAGCAGTATTACGGATAATGGTACTGGCGACTACACGATAAACTTTACAACGGCAATGCCGGATGCGAATTATGCGTTTACTGCTTTAAGTCGAGAAGATGATACAGGAGGTGCTGGCGATCATCTTGTTTTTCTGCAACGCATTGAATCATACTCCGCCGCCGGCTCTATAAGATTTAGAACCGGCACCACCACCCCCAACTACTCCGACCACATTCGGGTTATGGCTGTTGTTCATCGTTAAGTTACATCCATGAAAATCATCTACCAAAACGAAGAAGGCGGCGTCAGCGTCATCCAGACAACCGGCGAGCTTCCTATTGAGGATGTTTGCCAGAAGGATGTACCAGCTGGCGCTCCTTACCTGATCGTCTCCGAAGACGGCATCCCTTCTGATCGCACTTTCCGTAACGCTTGGGAGGCTGACTTCAGCAACCCTGACGGTTACGGACTCGGTGCTGACGCTTACTTTGCTGACAAGGAGGCTGACCAATGATCACTATCAACCTGGACAAAGCCAAGTCCATTGCCCACGACAAGCGTCGTGCAGCACGAGCTGAAGAGTTCAAGCCTCATGACGAAGTAATCATGAAGCAGATCCCTGGCAATGACGCTGCCGTCGCAGAAGCTGCCCGCCAAGAGATCCGCGATAAGTATGCGGACATGCAGGTGGCGATTGATGGCGCTGAATCCGCTGATCAGCTAAAAGAAATTCTAGGCATTAACTAGATTTCATTGTTAATAGGGCAGATGTCATAGTCTGCCCTTTCTTTTTTTAAGCCACAAAAACACTCATGTCTACCACTGTTACTTGGAACATCGCCAACCTTGAGCGTGAAACCGCTGATGGCTATGTGTACACCGTCCACTACACCGTGGATGCAAAAGACGATACCTATTCTTCTGGGGCTTATGGCTCGATTGGCCTGGAGCGTCCTGAAGACGAACTGATTCCGTTTGCTGATCTGACTGCTGAAGTCGTTGTCGGCTGGGTCAAAGAGCAACTTGGTGAAGAAAAAGTGGCTGAAGTTGAAGCCGCCCTTCAAACTCAACTCGACGAGCAACGCCAACCCACCAAGGCTGCTGGTCTTCCCTGGGCCTGATAAACCCATTATCCACTAATAACCATGCTTACCATTCTTGGCCTTAAAGTTTCCTGGGAAACTATCCTGTTTTTTGCCCTGTTCATTGGGTCTGAGGTTGTTGGCAACAGCAAACTCAAGCAGAACAGCATCGTTCAGCTGCTCCTTACCGGTATCAATGCCCTTAAGCCTTACCGTAAGGAAGACGATCAAATCCAAAAGCTGAAGGATACCCTGAAGTGACCCCCATGGTAATGTTGCCAGTAAAGCAGTATTACCCACAGACCGACAGTGCTACTGGGCATGGTGATCGGATGTGCTTTTCTAGCACTTGTGCTATGGCCATCAAGTATCTCATGCCCGATGCACTCACTGGGGTGAACGCGGACGACCAGTATCTGAAAACAGTCTTAAAATACGGCGACACAACCTCTTCTACTGCCCAAATTATGGCCTGTGCTGACTATGGAGTCAAGGCAGGATTCTCGATGAAGGGTACGAAACATAAGCTTTTGGCTGAACTTGGAGCTGGTTACCCTGTGGCAACCGGTATCCTTCACAAAGGCCCAGTAGATGCCCCTCGTGGGGGTGGTCATTGGATGCTTCTCGTTGGTGCTGATGCTGAATATGGCATCTTTCATGACCCGTATGGGGAATTGGACAACATCAATGGGGGTTATGTAAGGGTTGGAAGCGGTGGACAGGCTGTTAAATACAGCTGGAGGAACTGGCTACGGCGTTGGGAGGTAGAAGCCCCTGGTCATGGCTGGTATATGACCTTCAGACCCCTCAAATTAGGCAATAAATAGCCTACAAAACCTGCATTTTAAGGAAAACAACTGACATGTCGCATCCTGTCTATCCTACTTTCCCTACCAGCCCCGCCCCTACCATTGGTCAGGTGTTTGTACCTGCTCATGGCGGTAGCTGGACCTTTACCAACATTGGCTGGGTGAAAACTTCTATCGTTTTGACGAGTGATTACCCTGTCTATGACGGCCTACTGGTTGACACCACACCGTAATCATGGACAGAGCCACAGAAGATCAGTTCAATGAACTTCACGGCCTCGTCACTAACGAACTGATCGCACGAATTAAGTCAGGCGTAGCCACCACGCAGGACATCAAGGCAGCCGCTGATTGGCTAGCCAAAAACAACGTTACAGGTCTTCCCGTTTCTGGGTCTCCGCTGGCCGAACTCTTTGCAACCCTGCCTGAGATCGAGCTGGAGGACGTAGAACGTGTCATCCAATAGCGAAGTTATTCGTAACGCCATTGCCACCGCAGCCCTTGGGTTGTTTGGATGGCACATGCTTACTCTTCATAACATTGCCAAATCGGTGGAGGTGCTCATTGAAAAAGTGGGAAATAGTACTGCCCGAATTGAGCGTCTTGAAAACAAAGTATTCTTCTCCGAATATGGCACAAGCAAAGAGCAAGTCCGCCAAATACTACGCGGCCAATCCTAAGGCAGCCGCTAAGAAGGCAGCCTATCAACGTAAACTAAATAAAAAGCCCACCGTAAAGAACGCATCTGAGGAACGGTGGACTGAACGGCGTCGCCGTGGCATAGCGGGAAAGGGAGGCCCCGATCTTTCCCATACTAAAAAGGGGACGATGGTTCTCGAAAGTCCTAATCGGAACCGAGCACGAAATGGCCACAACGGTAAACCAACAAAGAAATGAAAGGCAAACCTGGCCTCTACGCCAACATCAATGCCCGCAAAGCAGCGGGTACTTCTCGTTCGAAGAAGAACTCTACCATCACCCCTAAAGCTTACGCCAACATGAAGGCGGGCTTTCCTAAGAAAAAGAAGAAGTAAACCACCGCAGTAGGCACAATGCCTCTCAAAGATCCTTCTGAATACATTTTCTTCCTCAAGGCCATGACCTCCTCTGATGCTAAGCGGATGTGGCGAGCAGCAATTAAGGAACACTGGGACAACCGGTGTGTCTATTGCGGATCGTCTGAAGATTTAACGCTGGATCACGTCCACCCAAAGGCACGAGGAGGTCACGATACAACTCGTAATGTCGTGCCTGCCTGCCTTGCTTGTAATCAAAGCAAAGGCTCATCCCACTGGCTTAGCTGGTGGGTAGGTCAAGACTCTTTTGACCTTTCAAATTTCTCCAAAGTCCTTTCTTGGACTACTGCGTAAACACAATTCCCCTAAAAAGATGGCAACTCTTCCTGCTGGTGGTTCCGCTTACGGCGCCATTTCGACTGCTCCTGGTCGTCAAGATGAAGACGAACTGAAGAACCGTACCCATACCACCAAAAACGTGTCTGGTGGTGTGACCACTACGACCACCGTTCCCGCTACCTTTGCCTCCTCCGCTACCACCGTGGCTCTGAATGCTACCGTGGCTGCTGCTAAGACCGCAATCCTGACCGTTCGTAAGGCGGATCGCGTGCCTGCCTCCAACAACGCCAACAAGACTGGCCGCGTGACCCGCGTGGATGCCTGATTATTATGGCACCTAAAAAGAAAGTCACCTCGTCTGGTGATCGGAGCAGACGCTCCACCAACAAACCCGTTACTCAGGGTCAAAACCCTCAACGAGCTAACCGTCAAGCCGTCAGCAAGGCTACCGTTAGCTCCTCTCAGACCCGTGCTTCGGGTACTGGTGCTCGTGTGACCACTGGCTCCAACCAAGCCCGTGTGCGTTCTATGCCTACTGGTTATGGACAGGGGCCTCTGCCCAACCCTAACCTGCGGTCTAGCCTGTCTGACCGCCCTTCCAAGCCCATCGGTACCGGCGGCGGTGGGGTGACAAAGCCCAGCGGTAAGCCTAAGATGGTGAACGCAAACAAACCTACCATGCAAAAGCTGACCCGTAAGGCAGCTCAAGCACGGAAAGCAAATGCTGGTCGTCCCCTCGTTAAGCCTGCCGAAGCCCAACGCCTCATGTCGCAGCGTGCCCCTGGCATCCGTCAAGGCGCTGCTCAGCTCCGCAAAGCGGCTGCTGGTACCACCTCTCCTGGTGCTCAAGCGCGTGCTGCGGCACAAGGTAAGGCCATCCGTCAGGCAGCTGAAACCCGTCGCGTTGCCAAGGAAACCTCCAAACGCATGGCTAGCAAGCTTGCTAAAGCAGGCGCAGCGCGTGCCCTTGGTACTTTGGGTAGCCGTGCTGGTCTTGCTGCTGTTGCTGCTGAAGGCCTCACTGCTCGTAATACTGCTGATGGTACTTTGTCTGCCGCTATGAAGCGCGGTGACTATAAGCCGATGCAGGGTCCTAAGCCTAAGACTACCCAGGCTTCCTTCAACAAGAAGACCTTTGATCAGGCTTTTAAGTCTGCCCGTACCTCTGGTGCCAAGACCTTTACCTGGCGTGGTAAGAAGTACACTACCAAGATGAAGGGGGAATGACCAATGCCTCAAGTCGGTAAAAAAATGTTCGGCTATGGCGCTGCTGGCATGGCAGCTGCTAAAAAAGAAGCCGCTAAAACTGGCAAGAAAATCCAAAAGAAAAAGCCTAAGAAGTAATGCCACTCAAGAAAGGCTCCTCTAAAAAAACTGTATCCTCAAACATCCGTAAGATGATGAAGGAAGGGTACCCACAGAAACAGGCTATTGCAGCCTCCCTCTCCTCCGCTGGTAAGTCCCGTGCCAAAAAGAAAAAGTAAGGCCCCAAGCCTGTCTCTTGGTCGTGGCGAGAAGTCAGCAAAAGGAGGCCTTACCGCAAAAGGTAGGGCCAAATACAACGCGGCTACGGGTTCTAACCTAAAGGCTCCACAGCCAGAGGGTGGTCCCCGTAAGAAGTCGTTCTGTGCTAGGATGAAGGGAAACCCTGGTCCCATGGCTAAAAACGGCAAACCAACCCGCAAGGCTCTTGCCCTAAAGCGTTGGAAATGCTCATAGGTTAATATCATGCCCCCTCAGCTGGCGCGTAGCTGTGGGGGTTTGTTGGCGTGGTCATATTAAAGTCCCTCGCTTTAATCTGATGCTTTCTGTTCTAACTACTCTGTCCGTCATCACCTCCTGGTATGGCCCCGGTTTTCACGGGAACCTTACTGCAAATGGTGAACGATTCAATCAAAACGCTCTAACTGCTGCTCATCGCACGCTTCCATTTGGGACACGCCTTAAGGTCTGTTTCAAACGCTGCGCGGTGGTACGCATCAATGACCGTGGACCCTACGAGGGAAACCGTGGCCTTGATCTCAGCAAGGGGGCTGCTGATCGAATTGGACTAACGAACTCTGGAGTTGGAAGGGTCCGTGTGACCCGACTTTCTTAAGACGCTCTCTAAGGCGTCTAGGAGGCCCCACAGCGGGTCTCCGCCCCTTATTAGGTATACTATGCCCAAACTAAAAGAACAAGCGCCTCAGAAGCCCGTAGAGGAGCGACTTTCGGAATCGTTTCCCCTTTTTTTGTCCCTGGTATGGAAATCGCTCGACCTGCCTTCTCCAACCAGAGCACAACTGGCCATTGCTCAATACCTTCAGAATGGACCAAAACGACTCCAAATCCAAGCCTTCCGAGGACTCGGTAAATCCTGGATCGCTGCTGCCTTCGTTCTCTGGACGCTATGGAACGACCGTGATAAGAAGATCCTTGTTATTTCTGCGTCTAAACAAAGAGCTGATGACTTTACTATCTTCTGTCAAAAATGCATCCTTGAGTTTGATTGGTTGGCTCATCTTCGCCCTGTGGACGATGACCAACGGTGGTCCCGAGTTTCGTTTGATGTTGCCGGTTGTCGTCCGGCTCAAGCGCCATCAGTTAAAAGTGTCGGCATCACCGGTCAAATCACGGGCAGCCGAGCCGATCTTATCGTATTCGATGACGTTGAGGTTCCCGCTAACTCTGCTACCGACTTCATGCGTGAAAAGCTATTGCAGTTGGTTACTGAAGGCGAATCCGTACTCACACCGAAAAGCGATTCTCGTATCGTGTTTCTCGGGACGCCGCAAACTACTTTCACGATTTATCGTACGCTTCGAGAAAGGAACTACCGACCGTTTGTCTGGCCAGCAAGATACCCCAAAGACCTTACCGGATACGAAGAAGTCCTAGCTCCGCAGCTGACAAAAGACATCTCCAAGCAGGGACACGACACACTGCGTTGGCAGCCCACAGATACCCGCTTCTCCGAGATCAACCTGCTGGAGCGTGAACAGAGTATGTCACGGAGCAACTTCATGCTCCAGTTCATGCTCGATACCAGCCTTAGTGATGCCCTTAAGTTTCCCCTTAAGCTTTCTGATTTCTCCGTATTACCGCTGGATCTGGAAAAGGGACCATCGGATCTTGTTTGGGGTGCTGATAAAGAGACTTTGCTTGACCTTCCTGCTGTCGCTCTCCCTGGGGATAGATGGCACCGGCCTAAGGTTGTTTCGGAATTTGTCCCATACGGGGAAACTATTATATCCGTTGATCCGTCCGGACGAGGAAAAGACGAAACCGTTGCCGTAGTCTTATCACAGATCAATGGATTTCTCTTTGTCAGGGACATCTTTGCTACACAAGACGGATATTCGGATGCAACTCTCCGAGAGATCCTGCGTCGTGCCAAGAAATACAAAGCGGGAATGTGCCTGATCGAATCCAACTTCGGTGACGGTGCGGTCATGGAGTTGATGAAGAAACACGCGCAGGAGATGAAGGTCGGTATCGCCTTTGAAGAGGTGCGTGCTACGACACGGAAGGAAGATCGAATCATCGACACACTGGAGCCAGTGCTTAACCAGCACCGACTTGTCATAGACCAACGCTTGATTGACTGGGACTACCGAAGTAACGGTGACATGGCCCCCGAGGAAAGACTACCCCGGATGTTAATGTATCAGTTGACAAGGATGTGTCGTGAGAAAGGGGCGGTTAAACACGACGACAGAGTAGACGCATTAGCCTTGGGTGTTAAATACTTTCAAGACGTGCTGGCTATCTCCGCAAAGCAGGCCCAAGTGGAGCAAAAAAGACAGGAGTGGAACCGCATGATGACCGCCTTTATGGAGACCCCACAGGAAGCCACAGATTGTCTGGTGTTGGGTAAATCTTTTGAGGACATCGGTAATGGCGGAAACGCTGTCCACTACTGGGTTTGAAACGGATAACGCGTTTCCCGAAAAAAGGTGCTCTGTAGAACCAGAAGAGTGGTGCCTTCTGGTGTGGAACAGCGGTAAAGAGGAGAGGGGACCGACCCTTATGCGTCCTCTCTCTTCCCCTCATTGTTTCATTCCCCTTCCTGGTGATATGCACCAAGTTCACGCTCCTGGCTAGCCAAGACTGGCTCACCAAAAAGGGACGGGAAGGAAGACAAGGAAGGGGAACCCCCATCTTTCTGACACAAAAGGGGGAGGGGGTAAGGGGGAGGGGGATAAGACCTCTGAACAAAGCGACGAAGGAGCTTTTGTGAAGACCAAGGAAGACCACCGATAGGTGGGCTGACGCGGAGCTAAACCAAAGAGAAAGACCAGAAAGATCTATTTCTTCTTTTTTTAAGAAATAAAAACCAATAGATAAACGCGTATTACTGTCTATAACGCGTTATACTATTAGAAGGGTAGTATTTACCAACCACAACACCACCAACCAATGATTACCTCTCAACCGCTTGTCAAACTTGTGTCTGTAACACCAGATGCAGAACAAACTATTGCCTATTGTGCTCGGGTGTCTAACCCAAACAACCAGGAGAACCATGAGACCATGGATAAGCTTCTGGGTTATTGTATTAGGCATGGGCATTGGTCCGTGTTTGAGATGGCTAACCTAGTGCTTGAGATCAATACTACTCGGGCTATATCTCCACAGATCCTTCGTCACCGTAGCTTTACGTTTCAGGAGTTCAGTCAGAGATATGCGTCTACCCTGGAAGGGTTAGGAGGGCTTTACCCGCCACACCTGAGAAGGCAGGATCAGAAGAACCGACAGAATAGTACGGATGATCTAGATAAGGAAGATACCAAGATCTTCTATCGTCGCATTGCTCAACACTTTGCTGAGGCTGAGGATCTTTATTCTGAGATGGTCAGCAGGGGTGTTGCTAAGGAGTGTGCTCGTGAGGTTCTGCCTTTGGCTGCGCCTACCCGTCTTTACATGAATGGCACGATTCGTTCTTGGATTCATTACATTGAACTTCGGTCTACACAGGGTACCCAGCTTGAACACCGACAGATCGCTGAGGCTGCTCGGTCGATCTTTTCTCAAGAACTACCAATCATTTCAAAGGCACTGCTATGGACATGACCTACGAAGAGTACAAGAAGTGGCTTGACATCAAGACCACGCTTGAAACTGCGGGTAAGACTGACTCGCCTTTTTATTATGAGGCTGTGTCAATGATCTATCGCAGACCCGTTCCTCCGTATCCAAAAGCTGATGCAAGAATCTCTAAAAACGACACCATTTAGGGATGCATATGAACTGAGCAGTAAGTGGCCGCTTTGGGCTCGTCATTTGCTGCTTGGTCTTCTCGTTGCTTTAGAGCAGTGGTGGATTGACAAAAAAGTTACCAAAACAGTTGATGATGCCATTAAAGAAGTTGAACCGTATCTTCCTCCGTCTGGTGTTCCAGATCCAGTGTATTCGGATACTGGTGATGGCTTCTTTGATGAGATGCGGCTTACTGCCCCCTGGAAGCTTCAGGAAGACCCCTCTGACTCACCTCAGGTGTGATGACACCTAAGGCTCCTCAGAGGGCCCTTCTAGGGGCTTATACACGCCTCTGGTAAATTTTGGTACAAATTTAAGAAGTCCTTACGCTCGGTGTCGCGCCGCGCCATCCCCCCATGCCGGGTGGCCGCCTGTGTCCAGTGTCCAGTGCCCCATTGGCCAGCCGAGAACCGTTGCAGCGCAGGGGATCTGGGCCTTTCGCGTATCTGCGTGTGTGGCAGGTACGCAGGCCCATCGCGTGGGTTGCATGTAACGCGTGCGTGTGCGCGTGTGCCCGCCCGTGCGCCTATGCGCCTGCACGCATACGCGTGTTTCTATTTCTCATATAAAATCTGTTCGTTCTCAATAAGCCTTCCTTGTTGAGAATGTTAAGCTTTTGTCACAATGCTTGACCGATGGGCAGGGTATCGGCAATGATGGTCACATCGGATCGAGAGGAGCTGCCGCGAAGGCAAGCCAACCCAGCATCCGCCAGACAATCAGGCATTGCGTCCTGACTGTTGACAACCTGGCAGCCCTGCTGCTACGCTTCCACCAGTTCAACCACACCGAACCATGATCCGCGTCCTATCGCGGGTGTCGCTCAAGCTGGCTGATCAGGCCATGCTGCGATACATCCGCAAACATCCTGGCTCACGCCTGTTTGAGATCAACGCTGCTACGCTGAAGTCCCATCACAGCTGGGGCACCAAGTCGGTGCTGGCTAAGCTTGAGGCTGAGGGCTGGCTGTATGTGCAACGGGCACAGCATGGTAAACGCATTCCACCACGTTACTTTGCACTGGCTCAGCGCAGCTACCATGCCAAGAATTACCTGCCGTTGCTGAATGAGGCGCCGAACTAATGTTACTGTTTGTGTCAGCCATTGCCCTGATTGCTGGGGCCACTGCTACAATTCCATCAGTTAGCATTCTTTGCATCTTTGCAGGTGTTGGCTGTATCATTCTTGAGGTTCTCCTGCCATGACAAAAGCACAGGCTGTCATAGAGTTTCGGGAATGTATCGGGAACATGTATCGCGGTGACAAGATCGCGCAACGTGAGGCCTGGCTTAACTTCCTTGATTCTCTTTGTGAAGATAAGTTAATCACGCAACATCAGCGTGACACTTGGACGACACCGGTACGCTAGACTGATTCTGTTCCGCCATCCGCACCAACAACAATGGCTAACAAACGAAAGCCCGTAGCGGTTACCCGTTACATCAAGGCTATGCTCACCCTTGCTAGTGAGGCTGACATTCAACAGGGTAAAGACTGGTACCAACGTGCCAGAGACCTAGGCTATCGGCTGTGTCAGGTCTACGACAACGTAACCATTGAACAGGCAGTAGGTGTCATCGCAGCACTGAGCCCGAACAACAAATGGGAGAGGAACTGCGCTGATGCTGAGGCATTGATCAAGGGTCAATGGATGGGGGCCGATCTTAAGATGATCAAGGTTTGCACCTTTAACAAGAATAAACAAAAGGCAATAGATATACTTAACCTCTCCGGTGATGATCTTAGCAGCGACATAGAATCTATCCTGAATGGCCGTAAGGTTGTCGCATTCTATCGATGCATCATGGGTCACGATGATACGGTATGTGTCGATGGCCACGCCTACGCTATCTGGCTAGGTGAGAGGGTACCTACAACTAAGACTCCGAGCATCTCCGCCACCTTGTACGCTACCATCACGAGAGCCTATGTAAACGTGGCTAAGGATTCTCCTACTGTTTGTGGGGAACAGTTAACCCCCGCAGAAGTTCAGGCTGTTACTTGGGTTACCTACCGTCGCCTCCTTGGGTATTGATCCATGACAACAGCAGACAAGATTAGCCAAGCATTCAATAACCTTGCCCATCTTTCCGGCCAGGTGTATGATTACTGGATCTCAGAATTGTACCTTGGCGATGAAATGATTGTGGCTATGTGGAATGATGAAACCCTAAACTTAATGGAACAGGATGTTATGATGTTGTCTTCCCATGTTGGTGATGATCAATGACTAAATCCTACCTTGCCTATTTCGGAACCCGTCGCCTACGTGGCGGGTGGATGATCAAAGAACAAATGATCATCAACGCAGCATCTTATGATAAAGCGTGGGCAATGGCTGAGGCTAGATGTTACCCAGGAGAGGAAGTTCTCGACATTGTTAATCATGTTCCTGTTGAAGATGTAGTGTTTTGGGGGGTCTAATCAGGCCCCCCTTTTTTTATGTTTGATTGATGGGGCTTTGCGGCTTGTGAGAAGCTGAATGGGGCCACGTCTTGACACAGCATAGAAACCCACTATACTGAGTCTGTCCATCACCGGATGCTTCCTTGAGATGCTCACCCTGACAAAGAACCCCGAAGTCTGGATTGTTGAATCTTTCGAGACTGGTCTATGTGATGTCTACGATAACCCGAAGGCAGCACAGGAACATGTTGAGGAGATGAACAAAGAATGTCCAGATGACCATTACTGGTTTTATCCACGTCCCCTTCGCTCTGCGTGACAATGACACCACCTCCCCCTCCTGTTTGGAAAGATGCCGACGAGGCTGCCATCAAGTGGAAACAAAAGGATCCTGATTCTTGGATCGACATGGTTAAAAGCAGTCTTGATGTAGCCGAAGATGATCGGTTTTGTGCTGATTACAAAGTAGGTTTTCTCAAGACAACACTACAATTTCTTGAAGCTGAGCTTCGTTGTCGTCGTGATGAGGGTCGTTGGTGATGTTAATGTTCCCCTGGCTTGATCTAATGGACAGTCTCCATCCTGTTACGAAGGAGGAGATCCAACGAACACAGAACTTAAAGCATTTGCTTAAATCAACCCACCGCTACCACCTACCCTTCAAGTACAAACAAACCAATGATCCAAATGCTCAACCCGATGGATGTTGTGCGGAAGATTGAAAGGCAAGGTTCTGAAAGTTTAACTTATTCAGAGCGTGTCTTTGTTGTTGAGGTTTTCCGTGCTGCTGCTCTTACTCAACGACCCGAGGTAATGGAGGTGAAGGATCTCATTCAGAAGGCCCACCTTGAGTATTGCCTTAAATTATCCAACAAGAAGGGAAGAAGCCGGTGAACAAACCAAACTCCTTTACTATTTATTGTAATGGTAAGGAGGTATGTGTTTATGCACACAACAAGGCCCACGCTTTGATGAGTGCGTTTGAGTTATTCCCTTGGCTTGAATACCATTCCGTCAACGTTGTTCTCACCCCAGAATGGACTTCACCGTCGATCAGCTTGCCGCCCACCTGGAAGACATCCTCACCTGGAGGCAGCTCCGCAAACTAGCCAAACAGAATAAGGTTTCCCAGTATTCTTATCTTGGTAAGAAACAACTGGCACAGATCTTGGCTATCCAAACATTCAATAAGGCCCAGCGTCATGCCCTTTCCAATCCCAAACAGTGATGACTACGACGATCTCCTCTATACCCTCCAGCACATGGCTGTTGATCGGTGTACGGATCTTGTAGGCAGGTGCAACGCCCACGCTGACATCCTTGACCCTGACATGGTTGGAGATGATGCAAGCAAGCTACTGAATGCCCAGCTTGGGTTAGATGGGTCAGAGGATGAAATCGAAATGACTCAGAACCTGATCTCCATCATCAGCAACATCATCGTTGTCCGCAGGGCACGTCACAACATTCACGCCACCATTCAATCTGAGGAGTAATGGCAACAAAGGAGCAACTCGCCAGACAGTATCAGCGAGAACTCAGTGCTCGCACCGAAGCCATCAACAGGCTCAGAGAACGTACACGTGTTGCGGAGGAACGCACCTATGCCAGCTCTACCGTTTACGGCAATGCCTTCATCAAGAATGGTCTTCAGAAGATTACCGAGGAGATCAGTTCGAAGCTTCACCGTATCAGCCAGGGATGGGCAGCAGAAAAAGCTGCTGCTGTTGTTCCCATCAAGAACTGCGATCCATCCATCCTTGCGTTGATTACAGCCAAGGGTGTGTTGGATGTTCTTGGTGTCAGGAGGATTGAGAAACCAACGTATGCCTTTGTCACTACCCACATTGGCAGGCTGGTTTATGACCAGATGATGTTGGATCAATTCGAAGCAACCCACCCAGAGCTGTTTGCCAAGGCCAAGCTCACCATCCATGCCCACAAAGGCTACCTCTACAAGGTTCAACGGTTCAGGGCAGCCATGCGGAAGGTGGATTACTCACCAGATCGATGGTCTCCTGCTGTTCGACACCTCGTTGGAGGGTGGTTGGTTGATTGCCTGGCCAGGTCCACGGGCTGGGTGGCCTCTAGAACCGTCTCTAAGGGCGGTAAACAGGAGATCACGGTACTCACCTACTCAACCGAGTTCCTAAAGGCCAAGGAGGCGCTTCTAGAGCAGGCTGAGGGCTTTGCTGCATGTCTGTGGCCCATGCTGTGTGAACCCAACGACTGGTCTGATGTCAGCGATGGGGGCTACCTGACCAACGAACTCAGGCGGCTCAACAAGCTTGTTAGGACACGCTCTCCAAGAAGGTGCTCTGTAGAACGGGGAAGCGCGGCACTAGCCATGCTGAACCGACTCCAGAAGGTGCCATACCGGATCAACTCTGAGATCCTGGACATCGCCAACTTCTGCATGGAGCACCGCCTTACGGTGGGTAAGTTCCGAGCTGAGGAGCCAACACCTCCACCGCCAAAGCCAGAGCCTTGGGAGACTGCTTCCGAGGAAGACAAGATTGCTTATCGACGGGCTCGTACTGAGATCGAAGATAACAACTCATCTCTGGCGCAGAAGAACTACCGAACGACTGAGTGTTTGTTTGTTGCAAACAAGTACAAGGATGACACGTTCTGGATTCCCTGGTCTTTTGATTTCAGGGGAAGGGTCTATCCAATTCCCACAAGCCTCAGCCCTCAAGGTACTGACTTTGAGAAGAGTCTTGTTTACTTCCAAGAGGAAGGCCCAGTCAATGACTGGTGGTTAGGATTCCAGGTAGCTACTACTTGGGGTCTTGATAAAGCTCCAATGGAAGAGCGAATTGCTTGGGCTAATGAGAACCATGACTTCATTGAGATGATTGCTTCTGATCCAGAAGGAACAATCTCTACTTGGTCAGGTGCTGAAGAGCCTTGGTGTTTTCTTGCTGCTGCTATTGAGTATTACCACTGTGTCATTACTAAAACAAAACAAACCTCTGGTCTTCCTGTGTCTGTTGATGCCACTTGCTCTGGTCTCCAACACCTATCAGCACTGGCGCTCGACAGAACAGCAGCGGAGATGGTCAACGTTGTCCCCACACCGAGACCGTCAGACGGGTATGCCATTGTTGCCGAAAAAGCAAAGGAACAACTTCCTGAGCATCTTCATCCGATCATTACTCGGAAGGTGACCAAGCGAACCGTGATGACCACCCCTTACGGGGTTACTGAGAACTCGGCTAGAGATTACATTCGTCAGGAACTCAAAGGTGTCGAACTCCAACCTGGAGAACTACAAGCAATCGTCAAAGCAATCTACCGCTATGCGGTTAAGGAAGTCTTTGCTGGTCCTTGTAGATCCATGGAGTTCATCCAACGAGTTGCTGGAGAGGTAATCAAAACTGGTCGTACTCATCTTGAGTGGGTCACACCTTCTGGGTTTACTGTCGTCCAAGAGTATCGACGGAATGACTGTGAACGGGTCAACACCAAGCTTCTTGGTCAACGCGTTCAGACTCACCTCCTGAAGCCCTTTGAGGAACGACAGGTAGACCTATCCAAAGCCAAGACAGCAGCCAGTCCTAATCTGGTGCATAGTCTGGATGCCGCCCTCCTACATTTGGTCTTTGCTGAATGGGACAAACCCTTTACGGTTATTCATGACTGTATCTTGGGTCGTTCCTGTGACATGGACGAAATGGGTGGGGCTATCCGTGACAAGTTTGTTGAGATCTATTCACAGCCTGTGCTCAAGAACTGGGCAGAGCAGCTCGGGGTAGACTTCGATGAAAGTGTCATGATCAATACGCTGGACATCAATGATGTTCAGAACTCCTCCTACTTCTTTTGCTAATGGGAAGCACCGTCCCTG